ACACCTCGAATCGGCCAGCCCACCAATATTTTTGGTGATCTTGAAGATGAGCATGAAGAGCAGAACAAACCCAAGCCCACTCCCACTCCGACACCTTCACCCAGTGAGAGTCCCGAGGTTACTGAAAGTCCGGAAGTGACCGAAACTCCCGAGGTAACCACTCCCGTGCCTGAAACGGACCCCCCTGTTGTAACGCAGCAGCCAGAAGACACCACACCTGTGCCTACACCAGATGAGACCATCCCCGAGGCCGGAGATGAGGGAACTGCAACTCCCGGAGCGGAGGAGCCGGTTGCAGAAGAATAACCAATCAACTAATGCCTGTGCGGCACCCAGAAGTGGGTGCCGCCTTGCTGTGTAACAAGCAGCACATTTGTCATAAGCGACGAAACGAAAAATTATGTAAACAAATTTGTTGACAAACAAAAATCGATATGTTACAATTCGGTAACAAGAGTAATCTAGGAGGAAAATGTAAATGGCAAACGGAACTGTTTTGGAATATAAGGGTCACCCCCTGCGCCGCAAGGATAACTTTATTTACTACGGCAGCATGAGTGATAAATATATAATTATGATGCAAATTCTTGATACAAAAAAGGTGAAGGATCTGGACGTTGCAACGAAGGTCTCCATTCAGCTGCAGCTGACCGATCCTGATATCAAGAGCCGCGACCGCGTTGCAAAGAAGAGCGAGAAAGACAGTCTCTATGCAGCGATGGACGTTGCAGCGGTATGGCTGGAACGTGCGCTGGCTCAGCGATAAATCCAAGAAAAGGAAAGTTATTAATCAATGAAATCGAAAACCCTGAAAACACTGGTGCTCACCCTCGTTATGGCATCAATGCTTCTCACGAGTGTTTCCGCAGCAACCATCGGAGGCGGCGAAGTTAACGCCTCAGTTCTCAATCTCCGCGCAAAACCTAGCACTTCGGCATCCATCGTCGGAAAGATTCCCAACCGAGAGTTTGTCCTTGTTGAAGGTAAAGAAGGCGACTGGTACAAGGTAGTTTATGACGGAGTGGAGGGTTATGTCCATTCCAGCTACATAGAGTTTGAAGAATATCTTATCGGTGACTACACCTACAATGCACAGGTAAACGGCACAGGCGTTCGTCTCCGCAACGGCGCAAGCACTTATTCCGATATTATTGCGAACTATAATGTTGGAACTAAGCTCTCTGTAATCGGTGTCAGCGGGAATTGGCTCAAGGTAATGACCGGCACAGGTCAGACCGGCTTTATGTCATCTGACTATATAAAGTATTCCAATGCTCAGAAGCTGGCTATTTCTCAGGCACTTACTGTTGGTGAGCAGCTTGTGAACACTGCAAAGCAGTATCTGGGTGTCAAATATGTTTGGGGTGGAATGTCTCCCTCCGGCTTTGACTGCTCGGGCTTTGTGAACTACGTTTATAAGCAGCATGGATACTCCATGTACCGCGTGGCGCAGGATATTTACAACAATGACGGTACTTGGGTATCCAAGGAGAATCTCCGTGTCGGAGATCTCGTGTTCTTCGGTTACTCCGCTTACAACATTACCCATGTTGGTATGTATATCGGCGATGGTCAGTTCATACATTCCTCGTCCGGTTCGGGCAAGGTGGTTATTACCGACTTGAGTTCCAATTATTACACAAGAATGTATATTGGTGCCAAGCGCATCATAGGATAGATCGGAAACTCACACCTAATAAGTTAATACGGCAAAAAGCAGAACAGGACACCTACCGGAGGGTGTCCTGTTCTGTTTTTAATGGCTCATTTGCGGCAGTTGCCGCAGATGAGCTTTTTTGCGTTGTCGGAAATCCTTTTGCAGCAAAGCCTGCAAAAAACAGGACGAAGCGGGGTGTGGGTGAGAGGTGATGAATTTGAACGACGAAAAGCTAAGGGAAGCTTTGCTTGAAAAAGCAGCGGAGCTTGCATTCGGGACGAATGCTGATCTCGCGCGGCTTGCCTTCTTCGGTGAGGAGAATCCGGAGATTATCGAAAAACTCGATCTGTCGAGAATGAGCGAGCTTGAAAAAGTGTCCAACGGCACGGTGAAGCTGAAAACGGTCGACAGGGTGAAGCTCATAGAGCTGCTTCTCAATGCGACTGTCCAGGAGAACTCACAGTCGGGAGATGCAACGGGTATCCTTGCAGCAATCGAACGTGCGTCGCAGCGCATAGCTTCCGGCGAAAAGGCGGCAGAGAATGAGGTTTCATGATTTTTCAGAAAGCCAACTAAAAGCTTTGACATGGTGGAGCGAGAACTACCCGTACGGAAAAATGGACGCGATAATATGCGACGGAGCAGTAAGAAGCGGCAAAACAGTCTGTATGGGACTTTCGTATTTCTTCTGGTCAATGTCACGTTTTGACGGAGAACGTTTCGGACTATGCGGCAAAACTGTAACAAGTTTGCGCAGAAACTTTGTGGCGGTTATTCTTCCCGCACTTCGTGAGATGGGCTTTTTGTGTGAGGAGAGGGTTTCAAAAAACCTCCTGACAGTCTCCTTCGGCGGAAAGACAAATGACTACTATCTCTTTGGCGGGCGCGATGAGAGTTCTGCCGCGCTCATACAGGGTGTTACTTTCGCAGGTGTTCTGCTCGACGAAGTGGCACTGATGCCGCGCTCATTTGTGGAGCAGGCTATAGCGCGATGCTCTGTTGAAGGAAGTAAGTTCTGGTTCAACTGCAATCCGGAATCACCCCACCACTGGTTCTACACGGAGTGGATAAAGTGTGCCAAGGAGAAAAAAGCACTTTATGTTCACTTCAAGCTGCAGGACAATCCCGGACTTTCGAAGGATGTTATTGACCGCTATGCGAGGATGTTTTCGGGTGTATTTTACAAACGGTTTATTCTCGGGCAGTGGGTCGCAGCACAGGGACTTGTGTATGATTTCTTCACACCGGAAATGGCGAAGTACCCTCCCGAGGGTGAGAAGGCAAAACGTTGGGTGGTCTCCTGCGATTACGGAACGGCAAACCCTTGTTCATTTGGCCTCTGGGGAGAATACGACAGAACATGGTACAGGGTGAAAGAGTATTACTTCGACTCGCGTCGGGAGGGGTATCAGAAAACAGACTGGGAGTATGCAGAGGATCTTAGAAAGTTGGTCGGAGACAGACCAATACTTGCGGTGGTTGTAGACCCTTCGGCGGCGAGCTTTATTGAGGCACTTCGAAGGCAGGGGTTTGCGGTTATGAAGGCGAACAACGATGTGCTCTCCGGAATAAGAACCACTTCTTCGCTTCTCAAAAGCGGCAGGATCGTGATAAGTCCAGACTGCACGGACGCTCTTCGTGAGTTTTCACTCTACTGCTGGCAGGACGGTGATATGGGACGCGATGCCCCTAAAAAGGAGAATGACCACGCAATGGACGAAATCAGATATTTTGCCGCAACGGTTGCTGCCAGAGAAAGTGAGCCTTTCTCCGTGGCGGCAAGTATTTGGAGAGATTAGGGAGGGAAAAATGAAGCTATTTTCAGGAAAAAGCAAAGTAATACCCACAGCACAGTTGCGAAGCGGAGAGCGTCACCCGTTTACGGCGCTTGATTGCTATGTTCCTCTCGGCGGTGGTGAGACTGAGGTTTACCGCTCGATCAGAGAGGCGGTGCCGGTAATTGATGCTGCTGTTATGAAGCTTGTACGCCTTGCGGGTGGCTTTACGGTTGAATGCAAGTCTAACGCAGCGCAGAGGGATGTTGAGTATTTTCTTTCAAATGTGAATGTGGGCAGAGGACAGAGAGGCCTTGAAGCATTCATAGCTCAGTATCTTGACAGCATGCTCACTTTCGGAAGAGCCGTGGGTGAGATAGTTACTGACGGCACAAAGGATATTGCAGCGGTGGTTTGTGGAAATATCCGCGACGTTCAGGTGAGAGAGGGCGCAAGCGCGCTGGATTTTGAACTTTGTTCGTATGACGCAGCAGGCAGAATTGTGCCGCTTCCGTATCAGGAACTCTTGCTCTTCACACCGCTCGGACCGGAGCCGGATAGCCCCTACGGGGTA